TGCCGCCCGAGGCCGAGCCGCCAATGGGGGAGGTTACGCGCTGGCCGCGCAGGGCGATGAACTGGATGCCGGTGGCGTTGGTCCAGGTGCCCACGATCGTGGCGAGGTTGTCGCCGGCCTGGATGACGCGGTAGCCGATCCTCCGCGAGTTCGTATTGGCACCGCCCGAGGTGGCGATGTCGGTCCACGAGGCGCCGGGGCTGCTCGGCACGGTGGTGGAGCCGTTGCGGTATGCGTGCACGAGCACGATATCGCCCGTGGTGATGCCCACCCCCGCGAGCGATATCGTGGCGGCTGCGGCCTGCCCGTCTGCAACCTTGGACAGAGCCACGAGCGGTTAGGCGTCGTTGAGGTCGAGGGTGCTCGTGGTGCCCTTGATCGTGTACGTGCCCTGGGCGCCGAATACCTCGTCGGTGACGTCCTTCTTGAGGTAGCGCACGGTGCCCGCGGTGTTCCACAGGCTGACCCAGCTCACGGTGGTGCCGGCCGGGATGTCGACCACGACATCGCCGTTCTGCGTGGCCACGCCACCGCTGGCCGCGTTCCACGCCACGGCCTTGCGAGCGTAGGCGGGCGAGCCGCCCGTCACCTCATTGCTCGCGCTGTTCGCGCCTCCTGGGTCGCCCGTGTGGCACGCCCAGCGGGTGGCCAGCGCGGCCAGCCCGTCGACCATGGCGTTGCGGGCGGTGGTGTCGTAGTCGTTTGCCACGGGCGCTACTCCTCGTCGTCGGCCTGCAGGCGCTCGACCAGCTCGGGCACGGTGCCCTCAGTGTCGAGGCCGCGGCTCTCCAGCTCGGCCTGCAGCTCGGCCTTCCGCATGCTGCTGTAGCTCGGGGCGCTGGGCTCGGTGCTGGCGAGCCTCGTGTAGCCGCGCGCCTCCAGCGTCTCGGCCCGGCGCTCGCTCACCTCCACGGTGTAGCCGCCTGGGTGCTGGAGCTGGACGCGCGCGCCGCTCGTCCACCTGTTCTCGCGGTTGCGTGCTGCCATTGCTCGTGCTCCTCGTCGCTAGGTGGTGCAGCGGCCCTGGGTGAGGCAGGGCCGCTGCTCCATGTGGTGCCCGGCGGGCTAGCTCGCGCCCACCGGTCGGAGCACCGCGAAGGGGAAGGCGTCGGCCCCTCCGTCGCGAGTGATCGTCTCGGCGGTCTGGAAACCCACCCGCATCTTGAAGCGGAGCCCGATCAGGTCGTTCTCCGCGAGGCTCACGAGGGTGGGGGTGCCCTCCACGAGCATGGTGACCGTGGCCTCGGTCAGGAACTTGTAGGTGATGTCCTGCCGGAGCCCGAGCACCGCGTACCGCGGGTCTCCGAAGAGAGCCGTGGCCTCGTCGTTGTCCCAGGCGCCGTTCCCCACCACCTGCCAGTCGGCCCCGTAGATGCTCGGGATGTTGCTCCCGTCCTGGGGCCGCTGGATGATCGGCTGGCCGTTGTCGTCGCGGAGGCCTCGCACCCGCCGGCGGAGGCTCCGCCGCGAGTAGCCCACCGGGGCGTCGTAGCCGTCGTCCTCGACGAGGCCGATCGTTTGGTTGATGTCCTCCGCGAGGTCCACCCCGGAGGTGCCCTCCACGTAGGTGTTGCCCGCCGCAATGGCGGCCGGCACCAGCCCGATGGCCCCGTTGGTGATCCACGAGGCCGGCGCGTTCACCCCGAAGAACACGGCGGCGTCGATGGCGTACCCCACGGCCTCGATGATCCGCGGGCGGATCTCCGCCCACAGGTCGAACTCGGGCTCGGCGTCGTCGATCACGTTCTCGGGAATCACCACGATGCCCGCGATCTCCTCCGCCTCGAGATACCGGTCGCCCCACGTCACGTTGACGCTGGGCTTCTGGCTGTCCGGCGGGTTCTCGCCGGTCACGAACTCGGCATTGGGCAGGGTTGCGATAACCGGGTACCGCGTCTGCTTCTTGCCCATGTTGACCGTGCGGAACGTGCGGAGGGCTGCACTGAACTCGGGTGCGGCCTGCCAGATCTCCGTCGCGTCCTGCCGGTTGATGAGGCTCAGCGCCTCCGTGCGAGTGACCAAGTGGTGCTCCTCGTGTGGCAGCGGCGCCTCGTGGGCTCAGCCCCCGCGGATGGCCGCTTTGATGAGTTCGTTCATTCCGGGCTGGGCCGGCTCCTGCTGGCCGCCCCGGTTGCCTCCGCCGTAGTCGCCTGCAGCGGCGCCCTTGACTAGGTAGCTCTCGCTCGTGGCGAGCTTGCGCAGCAGGGCCTCCACGTTCTTGGGCTCACCCTCGTCGGTGAACTCCAGCTCGTCTCGGTCCAGCAGCCGGTAGGCCACCTCGGGGTTGCGGAAGCCGAGCTTCGTGGCAGCCGTGAGGGCTGCCGATCGGATGCCCTGGGTGCGCACCTGCGCCTCCAGTGCGGTTGCTCGCTCCTCCGCGGCCCGCTGTGCCGCCTGGGCCCGCTCCAGCTCCGACATGCCGGCCTCGGCGGCCTTGGCTTGGGCTGTCTCGAGATCCTGCGCCTTGCGGCGGTTGCGTGCCGCCTCGGCTCGGGTCTCTTTCAGCTCACGCTCCAGCCGGTCGGCCCGCTCCTCGGGGCTTTCCTCGGCCGCGCCTGCTGCTCCAGCGGCGGGCTCCTGGCCCTGTGCCGCGGCCGGCTCCTGGCCGGTAGGCTTGGCGCCCTCCTGGGGCTGTGCGCCGGCGGCCGCCTGGGCCCCGGCTGCACCCGTCTCTGCTCTCTCGCTCACCCTATACCCCTAGAACGTGTGGTGGCAAGGGTTGCCACCTATGCGTTCGGTACTGTAGCACCCATGCGCGGGCCCGTCGGGGCCGGCACCACCTCGGGCGGAGCAGCAGGCGGAGCTGGGGGCGCCTCCGCCTGCTCGGCCTCGGCCTCCTCCTCGGCCTTGGCCATGCGCTCCTGGATGCGTTCGATCTGTGCCGGCGAGAGCCCGAGCATCTCCCACGCCAGCTCGTCGTCGATGATCCCTTGGGTGTGGAGCTTGACCACGGCATCGGTGCGGGTGGCCTCGTTCCGCGTCTCGGTGTCCTGCCAGATCGTTTCGGCGGTGCGCAGCTCGGCCCTCGCATCGCGGCGGGCCCGCAGCGCCACGCGCATGACCTCCTCCCAGCCCTCGCCCAGGTGGAGCTGCGCGCGCCCGATCTTGCGTACCAGCCGGGCCTCGCTGCTCTTCAGGCTCTCGCCCGAGGGCGGCACGGCGGTGGGGGTGCTCAGGAAGTAGTGGTAGGGCAGGCCCGAGATGCTGGAGAGGTGGCCCACCTCCATGGCGATCATGCGCTCATACGGTTCGAGGCTGGCCGCCGGCAGGCTGCCGATCTTGGGCTCGGGGGCGTCGGGGTTGTCGGGATCGGCCGGCGGCACCGTCCACAGGCGGTCGATGGCCGTGCGGAACGGCTCACGAGCACGCCCGGTAGCCTCGTCGGTCTCGGGCTCATAGTTGAGCAGGTAGCGCTGCGGGTAGGCTGCGAACTCCGAGGTGATGAGGGCGTCGGTGCGGTACTTATTGACCGCGTCCTGATTGCTCTGGATGGGCTTGATCTCGCTCTGCCCTGGGCGGTTGATCCGTGGGCGGTTGGCCAGCTCCACGAGGGGCACCACGCCCATGGGGTTGGGCAGCGGCCACTCATCATCGCCCGTGGGCTGGTAGGGCTCGAAGCCTGCGCCGTGCCAGAGGTGGCTCATCTGCTCGGTCCACTCGCCGGGCTCCAGCTCGCCGGCGGGCGGCCGCCCGAAATCGCCGTAGTGGCTGTAATGGTCGGCCCAGGCCTTGGCGCTCCGGAACTTATACACGCCCTCGGGCAGGTACACCACGAGCACGCACCGGGCCTCGTCATCGATCCACCGTTTGAGCCCGGCCGAGCGCTTGGTCGCGCGCCTCGGGTCGGGTGCCACGATCGCCTGCAGCGGGCTCTCCACCGTGATGAGCGGCACGCCCTCGCCCTGGGGCTCCACGAGCGCGTAGGCCATGCCCATGATCATGGCCTCGGTGTGCGCCTGCTGCGAGCCGGCGTCCAGGTCGTTCTCCTGCCACACCTCCCACAGGTCGGAGTCGCCCTCGGGGCTATTGAAGCGGAAGCCCTGCACCTCTAGGCGCTCCACGATGCCGTCCACCGCGAGCTGGCAGAAGTTGCTCGTGAACGCGGGGAAGCGATCGCCAAACGCCTCCTCGAACTTCTGGCTGGCAAAGGCTAGGGGCTGGTCGCCTTCGTAGTAACGGTCCCACTTGGCGAGGGTGGCTGCTCGAGTCTCGAGCCGGCGCAGCAGGCGCAGGGCCCACCACTCGGGGCTGCCCACCTCGGGCTTGGCGTTGGCGCCCGGCGCCCTCAGTGGTAGCAGGTTGGGTGCGAGTGCCACCGGCCCTCCTCAGAAGCCTACCGCTCGCCCAGGCTTGCGCTCGCGCGGCTTCGGCGGCTCCAGCATAGCCATCGAGACGGCCATGGCGCAAGCCACCGCGAGGTCGATGAGCTTGGTCGAGCCCTTGGGCTTGTCGATGACCCACCCCCGGCGGGTGCGCTTGGCGATGGCCGAGGTTACGGCCTGCCGGAGCTGGGGGTCGCCATTGTGGGCGAGCCGGCCGGCCTTGACCAGCTCCAGTAGCTGCTCGGAGGCAGGGCCCATGCGTGCCGCGTTCTGCGGGAACTCGACCATGTTCAGGCCCTCCTCCTCCAGCATCTCCGCGCTCTCGCGGAAGTGCCACGGGTCATACCCCACGGCCGGCCCCGGCATGGTGCGTTTGTCGCGCTTCGCCATGGCCACCGGGTAGCGCTCGCGGAGCCCGCGCACGTGCCCCCGCACCTCTTCTGTGTTCACGCGCCAGTGCTCGCGCAGGGCGTGCCCTGGCGGGTAGGGGTTGCTCCAGCGCTTGCTGCGCACCACCACCCGGTCGGCGGTGCAGCCGGCTTGCCCGTGCTGCCACTCGAAGCGGGCTTTGCGGCGGCCCACGGCTGGCGCCACCTGCACGTGGCAGGCCTCGTTCTTGCATGGCAGCCCGCGCTGGCGCTGGGCCCACACCACGCCCGTGGAGTCGTACACCTCGCCCATGTCCACCGCGGCCCCGATCGGCAGCTCGGGGCGGAGCTGGAGCTGGGGCGCCTTGCACGAGTCCCACACGCTGCCCTCCACCCACGCATCCTCGGCCGCGGTCCACTGATTGGCGTGCCAGCGGCGGTACTCGATGAAGCGCATGCTGGGCTTGTTCATCTCGCGCCGGAGGTAGGGCACCGTCACCCACGAGGCCGGGTTGGCCTGCTTCACCACCTCGGGGTCGTGCACGTCGTAGGCGGAGTCCTCGGGCACCCCATACCAGTACATCAGGAAGCCGTTCTCGCGGTCGCGGGCGATCGTGAGGAACGGGGTGGGCCGCTCCACCTCCAGCTTCAGGGCTTTGGTGTATAGCTCCCCCAGCGGGCTCTCCTCGTCAAAGCCTGCCGTGGTGATCGTGAGGGTGAACGGGTGCTCGCGGGCCGCCGTGCCGGTGGTGAGCGCCACATAGAGGTCGTTGGAAAGAGTGTGTCTAGGTGT